GCCATTCCATGGTGGTGATTGACGCCGAAAAGCACAAGCTGGACTATGAGCAGAGCTACAAGGACAATGATATCGCCGGACTGAAGCGCAAATATCAGGGCGTGAACGAGAAGGGGCAGCTGAAGGGTGCCAGCACATTAATATCCAGGGCGAGCTCCACGCAGTACGTCAATGAGCGCAAGGAAGGGCAGACTGTCATCGACGAGAACGGGAAGAAGCATTTGTATTTGTGGAGTCCCGAGACCGGTGAGAAGCTGTACACAGAGACGGGCCGCACCCGCAACAAGCGGCGCAAGGACGGCACCTATTCCGATAAGACAGAGGTTGTGCAGGAGAAGAGCACGAAGATGGCGGAGGCCAAGGACGCGCACGAGCTCTCCAGCGGCACCCTGATTGAAGGAATTTATGCGGACCATGCGAACCGGCTCAAGTCCCTGGCCAATACGGCGCGCAAGGCGATCTTCACGATCCATGATATTCAGACCAACCCCACTGCAAAGAAGGCCTACCAGGCGGAAGTGGATTCCATGCTGGCTGATTTACGGGAAGCTGAGAGAAATGCGCCTCTTGAGCGTAAGGCTCAGCTGCTGGCGAACAGCAAGATCCGTTTATATAAACAGGATCACCCTGGTCTGGACGACGACAGCTACAAAAAATATAAATCCAGGGCCCTCAAAGAGGCTCGTGACGTGGTGGGCAGCGGCAAGAAACAGATAATTATGACCGAGAAGCGTTGGGAAGCCATCCAGGCAGGCGCTGTGAGCAAGAGCCGTCTGGAGCGCATCCTGGCCAACAGTGACATTGACTCTGTGCGCCAGTTCGCTATGCCCAAGAACACAAAGGGTCTGGCTGACAGCAAGGTCAACCATGCCAAGGCCATGCTTGCACGTGGTTACACGCGTGCTGAGGTGGCGGATGCTTTGGGTGTGAGCGTGTCCACACTGGATCGGGCACTGGAGTGAGGTGACAGACGATGGCAGTGATGCTGACGACGGTTGACAATCCGTACAATCCTTTCACACAGTGGGACTCATGGTACGCCTTTGACACACAGAAAGGCTACAACACATGCGGCTACCTGGCAAGAGTTGCGCAGACGAGCGAAGCGTTCCCTGAGAAGCTTGAGGAAGAGGCGATTGCTGAGGCGATTGATGATATTTGCAGGCTGAACATTAACGGAATGTACCGCAAGGTCACGGATGGCGACGATGACGAGTGAACTGTGGCGTGGTGTGATATTAATATCATATCAAATCAACGCCTGACACCCCGGGGAGGGGGTATCGCAGGAATAACCCCCTCCCGTTTTCGCCGGCCTCCTCGGAAAAACTCCGGGGGAAGATTTTTGAAGCGCATTTTTGATAGAGGCGCCGCTGAGGAAACTGAGGTTATCGGTTTTTCGGTTTATGAGCATTCCTCCTTTCGATCATAAATCACCCCAGCCCGTTCCTTCGACCGAAAACTCAGTGGAAACTGGGGCGTCTCTGTCAAGAACGCGCACAAAAGGCATTGACAAACGCACAAAAGGTATTCATAATTACAAGAAAGGCAACCCATAGTATAGGAGGATTCTGTCATGAGCAACCCTGAGCAGGTGAAATGCCCGAATTGTGGAGCGAATCTCAATGTTGTGCCTGATGCAAGCTACTTTTTCTGCCGGTATTGTGGTACAAAGATAGAAACTAACCTCGCGAAGCGTGAGATTGTACACAGAACGATCGATGAGACTAAGATCGAAACCGCGAGAATGCAGACAGAACTCGAGTTAGCGAAGCTTCAACGCGAGCGTGAGAAAGAGGCTCGCAAAGAAGAGCGCGAGAGACGAGATGCGAAGATCGTTAAGTGGTTTTGGATCATCGTAGGTATTTTTGCGCTGCTTTCGATGCTTAGCAGCAGAAGGTAACTCAGAAAGGTGGAAACGACATGACTGGTACACGAAGGACTGGCCAGCCGAAGAGACCATACGCTCCGGCTAAAACGCCAGAGGCGCGTGAAAACCAGTTGATCTCAGCGGCTGTTGATTTGGCGGAGAGGCAATTGCTGGAGGGCACTGCCTCTCCTTCTGTTATTACACACTATCTACGGCTCGGCTCGACGAAAGAACGGCTGGAGAAGGAGAAACTGGAGAACGAGAATGCTCTGCTCCGGGCGAAGACGCAGGCAATCGAATCGGATAAGAGGCTTGAGTCGCTCTTCGCCGACGCTGTTGCTGCTCTGAAGAGTTACCGCAGTGTGGACTCTCAGGCCGAGACGTTCGATGATTAGAACCTACAGCGATCTGCGGCGGCTGGCATCCTTTGAAGACCGGTTTGAGTATCTGAAGCTGAACGGGCGCGTTGGAGCAGACACATTCGGGTTCGATCGATATTTGAACCAGAGGCTGTACGCTTCTGAGGAGTGGAAGGCAGCGAGGAGAGCCGTTATCATACGGGACAACGGCTGCGACCTCGGCGTGGAAGGCTATGAAATCGCCGACAAGGTGATCATCCACCACATGAATCCGCTGACAATTGAAGACATCACCGAACTCCGGGATTCGATATTCGACCCGGAGTTTTTAATTTGCGTTTCTCACAGGACGCACGAGGCCATTCATTACGGCGACGCAAGGTTGTTGCCCAAGATGCCGGTCGACAGGCGACCAGGCGACACAAAATTCTGGTGAGGTGATGCGCATGGAACAGAGCATCCTGAACACAATCAAGAAGATGCTCGGAGTCGACAGCAGCTATGATGCTTTCGACACAGACATCATCGTCGCTATCAACACTGCGATATTTACACTCACGCAGGTTGGCGTCGGCCCGGAAGAAGGCTTCACCATCAGTGGAGCGGATGAGACCTGGACTGACTTCCTTGGCGACGGTGCGCAGTATGAGGCTGCGAAAACCTATATTTACTACAAAGCCAAGCTGGCATTCGATCCGCCGACAAGCTCTTCTGTGCTGGATGCCTACAACAAAGGCGCAGAGGAATATTTGTGGCGGCTGAATGTCAACTACGAGAACGCAAAGGAGGCGGTGTCATGATTGAGCTTGCCCAGGTGCAGCGGCAGGATGAGCTGATGCACTATGGCCGCCTCGGTATGAAGTGGGGGCAGCATATTTTCACCAAGGCCAAAGAGTCCGCCAGCAATTACCGGGAACGGCACAAGAGCGTCAAAAAGATGACGGACACGGAGCTGCAGGCCAGACTAAACCGCGCTCGCAACGAGGATCAGTATAAGGCTCTGATGCTCAAGAACGACCCAACTATTGCCCAGCGTATTGCCAAAGGTGCCAAGTTTGCCGGGAAGATTATTGGCGGAACAGCCAAGGCCATTGGCAACATGACGCTGACGAAGATCCTTAAGGAAGGCGCTATGACGATCGGCCGCACCGGCTTCCAGAAGATTGCCAACACGATGTTCGCAGATCGTGACGATGGCGGCTACACCGACAAGGAGACCGGCAAGACGCTGAAGGAGATCCAGAACCGCAATAAGTATGATGCGGCGAAGAAGCTGTACGACGAGAACCGGGCTAAGGATGCAGAGGCCGAGCGGAAGCGGCAACAGCGAAAAGCCGAGGCCGCGCAGTGGGTGCGGGACTACGATGCGCGTAAGAGACGCTGAGGGTGGTGACAGGTATGCCACTATCCAACACAGCCGTACCAAAATACTATGGCATGTTCCGTGAGCAAGTTATTAGCGGGGCGATCCCGGTCTGCGAAACCATCTCTCTGGAGATGAAGCGGATTGACGAGCTGATCGCTAACCGAGGTATCTACTATGACCAGGACGCGGTGGAGGGGTTCATCCGGTTCTGCGAGAACGAGCTGACGCTGACAGATGGCAGTGACCTGCATCTGTTGGACTCGTTTAAGCTGTGGGCCGAGCAGATCTTCGGATGGTACTACTTCGTAGATCGGAGTGTGTATGTACCGACACCTGACAATCACGGCGGTCATTACGAAACCAAGACGATCAAAAAGCGTCTGGTCAACAAACAATATTTAATCGTGGCGCGTGGCGCGGCAAAGTCCATGTATGAATCCTGCATCCAGAACTACTACTTGAACATCGACACAAGCACCACGCACCAGATTACAACGGCCCCGACGATGAAGCAGGCGGATGAGGTGCTTTCACCGATCCGCACGGCTATCACACGCGCGCGAGGGCCGTTATTTAAGTTCCTGACAGAGGGAACGCTGCAGAACACAACAGGTTCCAGAGCAGACCGGTTGAAGCTGGCCTCGACCAAGAAGGGCATCGAGAACTTCCTGACTGGTTCACTGCTGGAGGTTCGTCCGATGTCCATCGATAAGCTTCAGGGTCTCCGGTGCAAGATCGCAACCGTGGATGAGTGGCTTTCCGGCGATATTCGTGAAGATGTTGTTGGCTGCATTGAGCAGGGTGCGTCCAAGCTGGACGACTATCTGATTGTGGCCACAAGTTCCGAGGGCTGCGTGCGAAACGGCGCTGGCGACACCATTAAGATGGAGCTGCTCGATATTTTGCACGGCAAGTACAGGAATCCGCACGTATCCATCTGGTACTACCAGCTGGACGATAAGAGCGAGGTTGGCGATCCGGCTATGTGGATCAAGGCTAATCCGAATCTTGGGAAGACCGTGACCTATGAGACCTATCAGCTGGACGTTGAGCGCATGGAGAAGGCACCAGCCAACCGCAATGACATCATGGCTAAGCGGTTCGGCATCCCGATGGAGGGCCAGACATATTTCTTCACCTACGAGGAGACACTGCCGCATCGCAAGCGCGATTTCTGGCAGATGCCCTGCTCGATGGGCGTCGATCTGTCCCGCGGAGACGACTTCTGCGCGTTTACCTTCCTGTTTCCGCTTGGCGACGGTTCCTTCGGTGTGAAGACGAGATGCTATATTTCGTCGCTCACGCTGATGAAGCTGCCCGCTGCCATCCGGGTCAAGTACGATCAGTTTGTGGAAGAGGGCAGTCTGATGGTGCTGGAGGGTGTCATGCTGGACATGAGTCAGGTGTATGACGATCTCGACCACTACATTGAGGACTGCGGCTACGATGTGCGTTCGGTCGGGTTCGACCCGTACAACGCGAAGGAATTCATCGCAACCTGGCAGGCGCAGAATGGCCCCTATGGCATCGAGAAGGTGATCCAGGGCTCCAAGACGGAATCTGTTCCGTTGGGCGAGATCAAGAAGCTGGCATCTGAACGCTTGCTGATCTTCGATCAGGAGCTGATGATGTTCTGCATGGGGAACTGCAGCGTGATCATAGACAGCAACGACAACAAGAAGCTGGTCAAGAAGCGCTACGAGGAGAAGATTGACGCTGTATCCGCCATGATGGATGCACTTGTGGCGTACAAGCTGAACAAGGACTCGTTTGAGTGAGGAGGTGATTCCGGTTGCCGACATATTTGATGCACTACGGTGTCAAAGGTATGAAGTGGGGCGAGAGACGGTTCCAGAACTTGGACGGAACACTGACTCCCGCTGGACGAATTCGTTATATTGGGCCTCAGAACTATAGGGATCGACCGAGGGCTGTCACAACATCCGCCGCTCCTACGAGACTTGTTCCTGAGCGCGCAGTATACCAGCGCCCGGCTAATGGTCAGGTCATCCAGGACAACTACAATCGTTTGCTCGCGCAGAATGAGCTTGCTCAGAGGCAAAGGCAGGCCGCACTGAACGCTCAGGCAGCCAACAAGAAGCTCGTCGATCTGCCTGGCAACAAGACCTACGATGAGCTGGTGGCGGATCAGGCGAAAACGGCTGCTGCCAACAAGACTCAAACCGACGCCGAAAAGAAGGCCGAGGAAGAGAAGAAGAAAAAGAAGAAAGCCTCTGCACGGCGCCGTGCCGCAGCAAGGAAGAAAGTGGCAAAGACCTCGACCAATACCGCGGCATCCGTTGCCGCCAACTCGAAGATATTTGCCACAGATCTGACGGGTCTCCACACGCCTGAAGCCGTTCAGACGCAGGAGACGGCCAAGCAGTGGATGGCGATGTTCGAGAGGAAGCGGAGGTGATGTTGATGGTTACATATTTGCGCCATTACGGTGTCATAGGCATGAAATGGGGCGTTCGACGTTACCAGAACAAAGACGGTTCACTTACAGAAGAAGGAAAGAGACGCTACAGTATCGGCTCAATTGATGACAACTATGATGTTGTTATCGAGAAAGGCAGTAGAATCTCATCCGTTAGTACAAGCAAAAAAATAGCTCTTGACCAAAGGGGCATTTATGGGTATGATGATGCCGATACTGTTGATAAGCATGTGTATGAAGGGGCATATGCGAGTTATTTGAGTTGGTACAGATCCACAAACGGTAAGGTA